CCACCAGGCTCATCAAATTGACGATAGTCCTTTGTGAATAGGGCTCCTAAATTTTGACGTGCATCATTAGCCTGGGTGCGCTCATTAGCTAGACCAGTGCTTGCTTCAGCCGCAGCTTGAGACGCAGCGGCCGCAGCCTCCATTTGCTTTGCTTTAACGGATTCATTAAGTGTTTGAGCTTGCAGTTGTTTTTGCTTCAAATACTCTGTGTCGTTTTTAATTTGCTGATTGCCGTATGCTGCATCTGCTTGAGGATCCCCAACAAAAATCTTCGCAAAAGTGTTTGCGGCGTTTGCCCATGCTGGATTTGAAACTTGATATCCCATAATTTTTTCCTAAGCTAATCTAAATGCTGAAAAACCAGGCGCAGATGTTGCTGGCGCTGCCAATAAAGCCTCTGATGTAACACCTGTAGGGGCTCCTGCTGTTAATCCAGCTGTCATACCAGCCTGCCCCAAGCCGGTCATTAGGCTTGCTATTGGATCGTTTGCTATCCCTTGTGCAGATCTTATTTTGTGTGGCAACACGGCATTATTACCAGATTGGAAGCTCTGATTCATGCCAGATTTTTGTCCAGCTGTTATGATATTGTCGTTCTTACCTCTAAGACCTTGATCAAAGCCGCGCATGTTAGCCAGGGCTTTCGCCATATCGGTTGAGAAGTCAGTAGCTTCATTTGATTTTTGCTCTGTGTATCTGCGAGTGTTTTCGCCAACTTCACCACCATAGAATTCGCCAGGCAAATTACCGCCCGATAAATTTTCAATAAGCTTTTGCTGGATTCCTTGCGTTTCAGTCTCTTGGCTTTTATCAAAGCTTTCACGATCAAAGCCCTCGGCAGCACTTAACGCTTGAGCTTGACTATCACGCTGTAGCTGTTCGTTAGCCTCACCGGTTTGGGCCACAGCTGAGTTAATAGCCTTCTGTGACTTCTTGGTTGAGGAATACTGCTTTGCAGTACCGGCTGCTGTCATAGCTACCGCTGCTATTGTTAGTGGGTCACACATCTACGTACCTCGCTGAGCCGCTTCCGCCCGTTGTTGGTGTAAACATACCTGTATTATATCTAGCTGTCCCACGGCGCTCTAAATCAGCTTGTGTGCCCAACCCTGTTCCAACATTAGTAAATAAATTCGCTAGTGGTTGGTAGGAATCTGCAGCATTAAGACCGGCAACGGCATTTTCAGCTTGCTGAGCAATGGCGTTGGGATCCGCTATATTAGAGTTTATAGATACAAGGTTAGATTTTGATTGGTCCACTGCGCTTCTCGCGGCATTTGAATAATCAAGTCCTTTACCCTGTATTCCAGTGATCTGGGTGTCATATGCTTTCTGAAGCTTAGCTTGTTCTTCACCGGCAACAGAGGAATCAAGCCTATTGTTCCTGGATAAAGCAAACATTAATTGCTTCTGAGCTTCTGCAAATTGATCATCAACCTGAGGGGTGGCGTAATCAACGTAAGCATCTCCGCGCCCCTGATAAAAGTCATCATCAAACCCGCCAAATATTGACTGGATTTTATCATAACCTTTTGTGATATTTGCTTGACGTGCAGCTTCGCGTTCAGCTGCACCACCGTCTCCTCCTCCTCCTCCACCGCCGCACATAGCGTACTCCTACAGAAAATTATTGGTGAGACGCGACCTCGTTTTCAGCGGTGTAATCATAACCTTTAGGCCAAGGCATTCCTTCATGCCAGTAAAAAGTTATGAAGTCTTCTTTGTTCTTGCCATACATTTTTTCGGTGTCGCCTTGGGCAAATCCTAGAAACGTTAGCCAATTATGAATTTCACTATAACCTACTATCGATTTACATTCAACTCTATGAGCTCCAGAAACGCGCATGGCCTTGAACACCTCAGATGAAATGAATTTTGTTACAAATAAACCGATCTTATCAAACTCATCTGTGGCCCACATTCCCATCTGCCAAACGCCTGGCCGGACTAGGAAGCCGGTGACTATACAAATTGGCTTACCATCCGCTCCTAAGCAGAATGTAAACATCTTATCGCCATATACTTTAGCCAGGCCGTTTGCTAAATCTATGCGGTTGTCCTCAAAGGAAACAGCAAGAAGCTCATCGAAATCACGCTCTCTCATATTTTTTGAAACGTAAAAAACCATCTCAGGCGTTGCCTGGACTATGAACGGATGCATTATTGTTTTTCCCCACCACCAGTGAAGTGTATAGAGACGTTACCAATACGAGCATAGCCTGGCATTCTACAGATAAACATAAGGGCTATATGGCTTGATATTTGATCCATCCCAACATGCCCATTTTGTCCACCACTTTCTGAGTATGTGCTGTTGGTAACTGTTCCTATACGCTCAAATTATTCCTCATCTGGGACACCATCATCATCAACCCTGAGAGGGTCTACCGCAATGTAAACATCCCACGTCCCCTGGCAAGCCATATCCAACCCAACAAACTGCTTAATAACAGATGGATCTTTACCAGCCATGAATGGCGTTACCACCTTAACCTGGCGTGAATCATATATCCTCTCAGCTGACGAACCAATTGTGTATAGGGCGTTCTCAGAGCGGCAAACAACAGTTTGGCCTATCGATTCAACGTTATTAATTTCAAAACCAGGAAGGTATGTAGACCAAGCAGATATTTTATTTGAAGGAAAGAACGAGAATATATAAACCGTCTCACCAATCACCATCATCAACCGGCCCTGTCTCGGATTTAAAAACCCCTGTGCCTTCTCTACTTTTAAGCTGTTTGTTAAAATCTCATCTTGGATTAAAGAATCGATGGCAATACCAACATCGTTAACAAAAGCTGCATTAGTTGTGTTTCTAGCGCGCAATGATCTTATCCCAGATTGTGAGATGTAGAAAACATCGTTATCACCAAAACCAATAAAGCTGCCTGGGGATGATGTGCCGGTGTTATTTAAAACCTGTATCAGCTGGTTTTCTAATGGATCATCAGATAAGAACCATATTTGAATATTGTTCTTTGAAGCAACTGCAACATAATCAAAATAATTCTCCATAGCCTGCAGCACTTCAGCGCCTGAAGCGTTGGTTGATAGGTTGTCAAAACCATACCCTGTACCGCTATATGTATCTGGGGTGCCTATTCCTGAGTAATACATTGACGAGCCAGTAAGGGCCACCATCTTGTTTTTTACTGTTTTAATAAAACTACCTGGATCAATAATTGTTGCGCTTGCACTACCTCCAGATACTGTTGCTGAAGCACCTATTATTGTTATTGCTGCATCAGCAACTACCGCAAAAACATGGGTGTTTGGAGTTATTGAATCCGTTGTATACCTGACAAGGACTGTAGATCCTGTAGCGAAAGCCTCATAATTACTTGTTGCTGTATAGTCATTTATTGCGGCCGCAACAGCTTCGGCTGTGGCTTGGTTTGATACAGCCCAATCAACATCTGTGGGCATAATCTCAACAGCGTTTGCTTTAATACTTGTTATTTGAGCCGCGTCAACACCACCGGCCATAGCAGTTTCGTCTTGAATTGTTATGGTGCCGGTTGTGGTTACTGAAACAGCGTCTGTGTTTACATCGGTTCCTGGTATTTGAGAGGTAATAACAACCTTACGCCCAGCCTGTAGCTCAGAGCTAAAACCACTTATGTTACTATAATTATTTATAGCATCAGAGACTTTTGCCTGAAAACCATCCTCATCAACAACAGCATCAAAAGTAACTGTGCCCTCTAACAGCTCAACAGCACCAACAGTGATGCTTGATATTGTACAGGCAGTCACAGGATTAATAATAACAAAAGATCCTGTTGCACGTATTGCTTCTGCATCGGTGCCAGAAATTGAAAAGCTCGCCCTGGCTTTACCAGAAAACATATCAGTTACTTTTACACCGTCATACCAATGCCTAATTAACCCATCATCATATTCAGCAACCACATAAGGATTTCCATTAAAGAGCTCTGCAGACAACACAGCTATCATATTTGCTGCACCATCATTAAGGCGCTGGTATCGCACAGGAGGATTACTGCTTAAAACTGTTGGGGTTATATTATCGGATCCGAAAACAAGAAAAACACCATCCGCAGATTTCAGTCCGAAGGTGTTTGCTGGAAGGTTTTTAAACCTAATAAAAGCTTCTGATTTTTCAATCTCCCCACCGCGCGAGATGTGGGCATTCTCACATTTAATAAGAGATCCAGGAAGTGATGTTTCATTCATCCTTCTACGATCAAGGCCTATTTTAAAATCATCAATAATAATTGAGCCCATGAGTTAAACCTCCTGCCCAGCATACACCGGCCGTAACTCGATCTCTCTTCGCTGTGGCTCTTCGAATGTATCACCACCGATAATAAATGGTTCTGATGGGGTGGCATTACCCTTCAGTGTTATATAAAGGGCGTTTGCATTGGTTAGTTTAACTTCAGCATCTGCGGATTGTAGTTTTGCTAAAATCTCTGCAGCCGCGTAAAGAACAAGAAGGTCCCCATCGATTAAGCATGTATCAGAATCATCAACCATTTCAGTTAATGTCTGTATACCATGAACACGAAGATAGCCTTCTTTGGTGGTTGATAAGCCGTCCGTTGCCGGTAATGGCCATACCTCGATTTGCGGTACTTCAGTATCATCGGGAAGGTAATAGTCCCAGCGCCATATAGGATCACTCCTTACATCTTGCTCACTGTCGTACTCATTATATTGTTTGTTGGTAATGCCGGCGCCAACCTTTTGCCAGTACCCACTGGTCTTTGTTTCAAGCCTGGAGGTACGATCCATATCTATGTCAGCTGGAAAATAGTAATAGCGAGATCCTGCTTGTAGCTGAATATCGCGGTGTATGTCTAGGAAGGGCCACTCATAAGCCGCATAAAGCCTTCGCTGAATGCGGTTAAGTATTGTTACAAAACGAGATCTTGTGGATCTGCTTACAGCTGGATTAACCGATTGGCCAACCTCCGACCGCAAATTGTATATCAACTTCTCAAGAGTGAGCCCTCTAGCCATATTACTTACTCCGTTACTAAAGGAGGTGTTGGCAATAAGCTCTGTTCTTGTAAGAGCCGCATTTCCGCCTCAAGTGGGTTATCGTTCTCAATATCCAAAGCACTACCATCATCGACAATGCCGGCATTATCTAAAGCGCCGGCAATTTCATATTCTGATACAGCGTTAGGATCTTGACCTAAGTCAATAGCTGTCTGCCTAGATGCTTCTTGGGCTTTTAGCTTTTTCACTATTTCTGTTTCAGCGTTGTTGCTTGGTGTTGGTGGTCTATGTAGAGCGCTCGTTTGAACATCGCTCAACATCTCAGGATCAAATCCTATAGATCTAAAGGTTACAGGGAATTGTGGCGCCATACCATGGAACAAATGCTGATAAACCTTGACACCCTCTTCTGTGCAAAACTCAGCTTGTAATCGCTGCTTTTCCTCGAAGATGGTTCTTTCTTTATCAACGCTTGTTACGACCAATGTTTCAACGCAATCTTCACCATGCATGTGAGCATAGATAGCCAATTGAGCTGGAGTTACATTTTTCTTAAAGACCGTATTAGCGGGGCTTCCTTGTAGTTTTAGCTGTAATGTTGCAAGTTCCATTTTTTGCACCTTTCCTTGCTAGATTAAATAAAGGGCCGATGGTGAGCCGGCCCCTTATAGTATATTTAAGATCATCAAATGTACAGCGTTTAGCCAGCGTATTGTGGAACGCCTTTGAATTCAACGTTGTCAGTACAAATGACCATAGAGAAGTTCTTCGCTCCATCGCATGCTGAGTTGGGGTCATAAGTCCCGCGCACATCGCCTGTGGTGGCTGTTGGTAAAGCAACAACACCCGCAACGTATGTACCGTCAGTAGCGGCCGCACCATCTTGTGTATCATATAAAATGTTAACAGCGTTTGGTAGGAAGCATGGAAGCCCGAGCACATCACCAAAGCCGACAGTAATGCCGGTTGTTGCAATTGCTCCATCAGGAACAATTGATGTGACTGTTAAGAAAGCTTTCTTACCAGCTGTAGTGCTACCATTAGGGCCGGCCAACTCTTCAACAACCGCTTCGCCAAACTCATCAGTACCGGTAACGACAAGCGTTACTCCACTGTGGTCTGTAGTCGCGCCTGTGATCGTTACATTACGAGGAACATCAAATGTTGCTACCCCGCTAGTAACTTGTGCAGCAGCGGTCAATACCATTGCAGTGTCTGCAGCAACAAGCTGGATAAGTGCAACACCATTAACATCAGCAACAATAGGGGCACCAAAGTTAATTTCCACAAGCTCTCTTCTAGAGATGCGGTTACCAGAGGCTCCAAGTGTCGTGACATCAACAGGATAGCGATCACCCTTCATATGCATCTCAACAAAGACTGTTGATCCTGCAGGGATAGTTGCTGCACCGGTTGCCATCGTTACTACAGCCGAAGCTGCACCAAAGACAATAGCGAAGTCTTCACCTTGGAGTAATAGACCGCCATCTTTAATAGCCATCTTATGCCCTGTTGGTGAGAAGTGGTTCTCATTAAAGCCGGCTGGGTAGCCAACTGTAATCGTTCCGGCAGCTGCTACGTCTGCTGCCAGCAATGCTTCAATAGTTCTTTGCATAGTAATCTCCTATATTTTTAAATTAGCAAAGTTATTTTAAAGTTGCCCTCACCCCGCAAATAGCCAGGGTGAGGATAATCGACAGCTTAGTTTATCTCGTAAACTCCAGAGCCGTTACGGCGCTTACAATCAAGTCCACCGGTCCACGTCTTAGCTCGGTACATAACGTACTGTTGCGCAGGGCGTGCTGGGTTTCTTTGTTTCCAATCTTCACCATCCATCGGACGTAGACGAACACCGTCTTCATCGATGATATATAGGCGCTTGGAATACCCAAGATCATCAAGGGTAGGATCATACATGATCATATTACCTTTAAAGCTGATCTCAGCCATTGCAGCATCTGTACTTTTCTTGCCGCCACTCCAGCCAGAATCCGTGTAATTACCATTAGCACGTAATTCTTTTTCCAAAGCACCGATAAGGTCAGAGCCTGCTAGCCACATAGTCCTTCTCGCACCACCGAACCGGCGCAACTGACGCCATTCTTCTTGCAAGAATTGTAGCAAAGCACCACCGCTTGCAACACTAGATGTAATACGTCCATCCGTTGCCTCTCCAGATGTTCCAGCACCAGATGTGTATTCTGCGGTACGAGCGCGGTTTCTCCACCAAGGAAGTGTTGCGCCTGACAATCCACCAACAGTCCCAATAGATGGGTTGTCAGTAATAATTGAAAGTACGCCGGCAACTTCTTTAGCGTCTTGAGCTCCGTCACGCCACAGCATCAAGTTAAAGTCACGCGCAGAGCCTTCATTCATGTCTTCAATTTTTTCAGACAAAAGACCTGTTAGCACAACCTTTTCACGGCCGGAGTGTTCAGCGGTGTCGGCACCATTCTCATCGAGAACAGAAATACCTTCCTTCTTAAGCTCCGTTTCCGTCACGTTAATACCACAATGGATCTCTTTCCATGCGTATTGAGCGCGCTTTGTGTTTGCTGGGTTTTTATATTGCACCGTATCATCGTGATTATACCCCTGATTAGTAGTGGTATAATCACCTTTAACGGCACAAGTGATAAACTCTTTGGCAGCGGGAAACGATTTTTGTTTCGCGCGGAGCTTATCATAAAGGGGCCGATCTTGGATCGATTGAGCCGCTGCAGGCCCCTTTTCGTGGTAGTCGATTAGTGAGCTAGCAATGTTGCTTAACTCGGCTGCTGTAAAAGGCATGGCTTTTCTCCTGGTTATCGCCTGGCCTCTTCCTCCTAATCCTTAAGTAGACCCCTTTCGAGAGCTTCTAATGGAGTGCTTGGTTCAGAGACCACAGTTCCTGGTGTAGCCTTACTATGCAGCATCCTTTTCGGTTCTAGTTTCGTAGAGGGGGTAAGTTTCTTGATCGTCTCATTCACTGCAATGTAGGCTTCTTCAGCTACTTGCAACGCCCTGTTTTTATCAAGGATTCTTCCACCTGGTTCTCGATTAACCCGAACTTCAATTTCTGTCCGCAATAGGTCAGACTTTCGTTCAAAATCAGGATCCTTTGAAACCTTTTGACGATTCCAATCAGCGATAACATCATTCACGCCCCGTACTTGAGTGGCCTCTGCATCGGCAGTAGTTCGCTGTTGATTAGTTTGCACCGTCTCTTCAGCTTTTTGTACCTTAACAGTCGCACGTTGTTGACCAACACGCGATAAAGCAAGCTCTTTTGCGGAATCTGCATCCAAAAGTCCTTCATCGACTTTTAGCTGTATATCCTCAGGTAGTGTTTCACCTAGTTGCGTTAAAAGCCCATCTCTAAATTCATTAACTTGCTGGAGGCATGATTGAAGATCTTTTGGATCATCGCTCATTCTAAGTCCACCAACCATTAATAAATTAGAAACATTTTCCGGTGTAAGACTTCGCTCTTGCATAAAATTTTGCAATTGCCCCATCTGTTCAGCGGCCGGTTCTAACGTACCTACGCGATCAGTTAATCTCTGACGGTCGTCAAGTAGTCCCTCAATGCGCTTACGTGTCTTTGGTTTATATCCCTTTAATTCTTCATCAGAGACATCACCCAAATCTTCGTCAGAAGCATCTTCAGATTTCTGACCATCTTTTTCGGATTGCGACGATTCATCCGCCTGTTTTTCCTGATCCTCATCAGGGGTTTCTTTGGGAGGAGCGGTTTTCTTAAGAGCGCTTTCTACAACACTCAAAGGATCCCACTCTTCTTCGGAAACAGGTTTATTTCCGTCTGCCTCAGTAGACGAATCTAAGGCATTTTCCTGATCATCTGATGGCGGTAAGTCACCTTCAGGAATCTCAGCGTCCAGGGGAGTAGCGTTTTCGGCTTCGTTTTCTGGGGACGAACCAGTAAGCGTGTCTTCTAGGTATGAAGGCATAGTTTTTGCGTCCTTTCGTATTTAAGTTATAACATAGTTTTCTAGTGAAAGAAAACCCCTATATCCCATCAAGCGTTATTAGCTCCCATTGGAGCTACGGATCCCTGAGCTTCTTCTTGGGCGTTTGGTGCATTTTGTCCACCATTGCCACCCTGTTGCTCAGGGGTATTTTCCGGCGACCCACCGGACGGAATTCTCATTGCATTCATTGCCACAACAGACATTGAATCATCTACAAAATCACTAGGGTTGAGTTTATCATCGAGGCGTTTAATACCCTCTTTCAACCACTTCATTTTGTTCAAGCCAGGCATTTGAAGCATAGCTGGATTAATACGTTCGAAGTTTGCAAGCTCTTGTGATTTATTAGCCTTGCCACTAGAGCCGGCTTCAACCTCAAGGTAAAGCTCTTTAACAACTTTCGATCTTGTAAATTCACTCTCAGGCCAAACAGCCCCAGCGCCAACAATCTCTTTAACTTTATCTATGCTGGAATTGAGCATTAAGATCTGCCCACCATCACGAGAAACCTCTGTTAGTAAATCATCCATATCATCGATGCTGGATTCAATAGAGCTTATGGCGCCATCAGCTGCATCAGATACGGCCGTTGCTGTGGTGTTGTTCTGCGCGGATCCCATTGAGGATTCTTGCATACCAGTAACCAGGTTCATATCCTGCATAAGATGATCTGTTGCATATAAGTTTGGATCGATGTTTGCGGTAGGTATTTGCTGGATTACATCGGCAATTTTTGTTTGTTGCCCCATGCTGATTTCACAAACCTCATGCGCAGCTGCACCTTTTAATACGCGCTTATCCTTTTCTTCTAAGGCGCCTCTTGGTGCTGCATATCTTGGCCGCGCTGCCTGGCGGTGCTCGCGTAAACTTTCGCGCGCCCTATTCCATTCATCCTGCATAGGCATCATTAACCTAACAGGAGATTTAGCCAGGATCTCATCCTCATCTTCGATGCCATTAATCACCAAACTATAGAACGGGTAGAAACCCTCTACCTCAACATTTGGTATTCCTGGCTCTTCAAGAAAATCTGCATAGCCCTCAATTACAGGGTAAACCATACCGGTTTTTTTATGATAAATTTCCCAGACACGCGCATTCATACGGTGCAACTCTGAGTTTACAGACCGGCTATCTGCTGCTTGATATGCGTTGTTTTTAAGGTTTGCTTTACGCTCATATGCTGTGAAGCTTCCTTTTTGAAGCTTGACACCATAGATCTCTTCTACTTCTTCAGGCGGCATATACATTTCATGGGTAACGCGACTAGCACCAATAAAACCCTGAAGATCTGTACAGTCCATGCCAGGAATTATTGTCGTTGATTTAGGAAAATCAAAGACAAGCCCTTCACGAATAATCTCCATAGAGCTTGGATCTTCTTCTATTTGCTGCATTTGCAAGCGAAGCGTTTCCATCTGCGGATCATCTGGGGTAATCTCACCCTCTTGTACAGCTGATGCCAGGCGCTGCATATTTTGCACCTTAAGGGTAATATCGTCCAGGGCCGCCTGGGATTCTGATCGGCGCTGTAGCTCGCGTTGATAACCAATCTTTATATATCCAACGTTGGTTGTTAGCGCTCTGCGCACCATCTGCTTCATTTGTGTTTTGAATTTTGGCTTTTGTTCTGTGAGATAATAGTTAAATAATTTAACCAGGGTATCGCCCATGCCATCATATAATTTTGATAAAGCCATACCATTTTTGAAGTCTTCAATAACAGCCTCATCCATTGGTGTTATTGGCACACCTTGAGATACAGATAATACAATCCGCTCGATACTTGACGGATCTCCATCCCAATATTGGAATTCCCTACGTTCACGCTTTTTGTAATAAGCTTTGGGATTTTTTGCATATAGTTTTGCCACACTATTTGTTAAGAACCTTTGGACGATGTTAGCAATGTATTTTTTATCATCGATAAAAACCTTGTTGCTGGAGCCCTCTTTTGCCCACAACATGTCTTCACGCATTCTTTTAAAAAGCTTGTTGTGGTGCTGCAAGTCTGCCTTCACATAATTTTGCATGTCCTGGCAAAGCTGTCGCCTAGCTTCTGGAACATCAGTCTCTTCCCCGTAGTTATTATTTCCTTGGGAAAGTTGGTATTGTCCTTCTTCGCCGCTCATTAGAAGCCTCCGGTTTCTTTATCAATTGTCTTTGCTCGCTCTTGCTCATCACTCCATTTAATCCAGGCTAATGACCCGATTCTTGGAGTTGGATCAACGTACTCTGTTTCTTCAGTTCCTGTAATTTGCTTATCAAGAGCCTGTCCGAACAAAGCGCAAGCATCAACGCAGTCATCGTTTTTCCCGCCTGGGAAGCGCACTAACTCGTCTATAATATCATTACTCCAAAAACGGTCTTTTGGGAAGTAAACTTTCCCCATAGCCATCCTGGCTTTAAATGGCTGTACCTTTTGCTCCTTAGAGCCCACAGAAGAGTGCTCAGCAATGTGACAGTAGGTTCTGCGCTCTTGCATCCGCTTATAAAGGAACGGGCCCACAGACCCTGTAATTTGATCTTGATAAGTAAACCATGTAATCGGTTTATGATCTTTGATCATGTCGATGATCAATTCTGTGTTTTGATCTGATCTCTCTCGATTAATGATCGCATCGAGAATATAGATATCATCATTAACATCTATACCAAACACAAGAAGGGCCGACCTATCGGCTTGTTTCCCGCCTTTTAACTGTTCTTTTGTACCAACGGATAAATCACACGCGCCATACTTTCTTAATGAATTTCTGTTTAATTTTGTTGGATCATAGTAGCGCACCCATTTTCTAAGAAAGAAAACGCCCTCTTCAGGGGATGGGTTGCCTTGATAAAGACAAGAGTACCGGCGAGATGATAATGCCTTCTGCTCTGCAAGATACTTCGAACCGAAGCGCTCAGGCCAAAGTGCTTCGCCAGGCTTTCTTCCTAAGATGTCATCAACTTCAGCCTCGGCCGGTATGTTAATCACATCCCAACCCTTAGCGATTTTCTCACTATAGCTTGCGTTTTCTGGATCTGTTATGCGTCCAATGACATCATCCTCATGCCACCGTGTCATAACAAGAATCATGCACCCTTTGTCAGTCATGAAACGGTTCATGATCGTACCGGTGAACCACTTCCAAACCTTCTCGCGCGCTGCAGGATTATCCGCCTCTTCATCGTTTTTGAACAAATCATCAACAACAATTAGATCCCCACCACGGCCGGTGATGGATCCCCCACGGCCAACAAAATATGCTGCATTCTTTTTATTGGTTCTTAGCCGGCCGGCTGCTTTACCGCCCTTGCTGAGCTTACACTCTGGAAACACCTGTGAGAACGCAGGCTCGCCCATAACGTCACGCACAGCGTTGCCCTGGTCTTTTGCTATAGCTTCATTGTATGTCGCATAGATAACGTGCTTGCCAGGGAATTTTGCCATATACCACGGAATAAACCTTGGGGCGCAAAGCTCTGTCTTTCCATGCCTGGGCGGCATAGAAATAATTAGGCGCTTAATATTGCCTTTTGCTATTTCTTCTAATGCCGCAGCTAGCGCCCTGTGGTGTCTTTTAACTTTGTAATTACTCTGGCTTGAATCCTCTGGATGATCAGATGTAGGCATTGTGAATTGAGCAAAATCAATAAGACTGTCAGCCGATCTTTTAGCTCTAACCAAGCGCTCAAGCGCCATACGTTTTCTGCTGTTTTCTTCGTTTGATAGTAAGCTGCTTACATTGTGTGTGCTGTCATCACCAAATGCCATCCTGCGCTTTTCTTCAATAGAGACATTACTCATGACCATCCTCTGATATTCTTAGGATAAAGTCCTGGCACGCCATAAGCTGAAGCCGGTATTTCTCACCCTCACCGGCAAAATCTATAAGCCATTCAGACCGGACACCATTCTCTCTAACATACTGTGCGCACTCGGGGGCTGCATTATGTCGGCTGGAGGGTTTATCGACCGGTGTACAGGTACTGTGGTGCAACCCACGCAGCTCAAGCAACTGAATGTCAAGAGCAGTAAGTTTTTCTTGGTAATCATTTGAAACCTCGTTTGCTGTTATTTTGTCTTTTTCACATTGATTAAAAGAAACCTCATACGTCTTAGCTTTAACCTTAACCACAGAGATCTGCGAGTAAAGCGTACGGATCCAGAAGCCGGAAATAACGACCAAAGAAACCAAAACCAAAAATGCAATTATTTTATATTTAGTAATCATATAGCTCTAGGCGGAAGTTCAGCGGTACATAACCGTTTTTCCGCATCCCTCCTGTTGGCTAACCCCTTAACCCACATCTTAGAAACATAAACCCATCTATCAAGCTCATCGCATGCGCCCCATAGATCACCTGAATTGATTTTTCTTAACATCGTTGATCGCCCAAAAGCGCTGGGGCCAACATTGTATGTGAAACTTGTTATTGACGCCGCCATTGTGATGGGGATCTCCACATCTACATGAGCCATTGCCGCGTTGTAGTATTCTGGGATCCTAGCTGCTAGGAGCTCGTCGCATTCTTTAACTGTGTATTCACGCATCTCAACATTTGTTTCGCCCCTACAGACCGTTAAAACGCCACCAACATCATAACGTGGCTTAGTGTCTATACCTTCTAATCTTGAAAGTAACGGTGTTGCAATAGCTATACTTGCTACGGCAGCGCCGATCATTGCTTTTTTAGGAAGAGACATCATCCCTACCTTTCTTAACTTCTTTGCGCCATTTCCAAATTAAATACGCTGTTTGCACTAATACATAAATAAGCGTAGCAACAGCCACACACCCGTTTAATGTAATTGAGCTTGCCGCAAACCCGAAAACAGCCGGTGCTGCCTTGGCTGTTTGTATAGCTATATCTTGTTTCAAGGTCTTTCCCATCACGTTTGTGTCCTATTACTAATGTAGCTTATTTTACAATAAAAGCAACAACATCACCGCCATACAGATGACGTTTCTCAACCCTCCGTTGATGTACTCCGCAGGTTCTGTTGCTTTCCAGAATTTATAACCTACCATATAAGCTATGGATTTAATCGGTCCTGTCAGTAAAAATAATGTAGCTGGAAGATACGCGCCAAATACTATTGCTAAAATTGCCGCTGGGAGACC